ATGAATCAAGAATTAATTCAAAAATTAGAAAACTCTATTGATAACCTAAAAAATAAAAACGCAAGAATTTATTTTATGGTTCAAGACACAAAAGGTAACGCTAAAGCATCGGTTTCCTATATCTATAGGATGGCCATGACTCTAAAGAAAAATGGATACAACCCAATTATCCTTCATGAAAAATCAGATTATTTCGGTGTGGCAAGTTGGTTAGGTCAAGAGTTTATGGATGAATTACCTCACAAAGTTATTGAAGGTCAAAATTTGGAGGTATCCCCTGAAGATTTTATCATCGTACCTGAACTTTATGGTTTTGTTATGCCACAACTTACAAATTTACCTTGTGCTAAAATTGTATTGTGTCAAGCATACGACCATGTTGTCGAAACTCTCCAACCCGGACAAACTTGGGCACAATTTGGTTTTACCAAATGTATCGTAACATCTGAACTACAAAAAGAATATGTATCGGACATTATGAAGAACGTATCTTTTGATATTATTGAACCTGTTATTTCAGAGAATTTCAAAAAACAAGAATTACCACCTAAACCAATTATTGCGATTCATTCTAGAGACCAAAGAGATACAATGACTTTGATTAAGACGTTTTATCTAAAGTTTCCTCAGTATCGTTGGGTAACCTTTAGAGATATGAGAAATTTAACTGAAGTTGAATTCGCTAAGGGGTTACAAGATTGTTTCCTTTCGGTTTGGATTGACCCAACAAGTGGTTTTGGTACATTCCCATTAGAATCAATGAAAGTCGGAGTACCTGTAATTGGTAAAATTCCAAATCTATTCCCATCTTGGATGAACGAAGATAATGGTGTCTGGATTAGAGAAACAAACCAAATTGTGGATTTTGTTTCTGATTTCATACACAATTGGTTGGAGGATAATATTAACGAAGAATTATACAATAACATTCAGACGACATCAGACGGATTTTCTGACATTAAAAAATTCGAAACCACCACTTTAGAAACTTTTAAAAACTACTTAAGTGTTAGATTAGAATCGTTTGTTGAACAACATAATAAATTAGAAACAACAGAATCTTAATATGGAAAACTTTATAGACTTATCAGTAATACTACCAATAAAGTCAGCATCGGCTAAAGACTTTACAGAATTGTTCGAGAAAAGCATCGAAGCATTAAAAACACAAAAAACTAATTTCAATGAATTAATTATTGTTCATACCGACGAAGACAAATTAGTTAGTCATTTAGAAAGTTTTGATTTTGGAGAACTTAATGTTAAAAAATTAGTTTGGAAGGATACCCCTAATTATCAAGCACAGATTAATCATGGTGTAGAGAATTCTAAATCTAAATGGGTTTCTTTTTATGAATTTGATGACGAATACTCTAATATTTGGTTTAAGAATGTAAAACGTTATTCTGACGCTTATTCAGATGTTGATGCGTTTTTACCAATTGTTGTTGACGTAGATAGTAAAGGATTATTTGCAGGATTTACTAATGAGGCAACATTCGCAGCAAATTTCTCACAAGAGATGGGGATTTTAACAAACGAAACTCTACAAAATTATCAAAATTTCCAATCATCTGGCATGGTTATTAAAAAAGAAGTTTTTGAACAACACGGTAAATTTAAACCTTCGATAAAACTAACATTTGTTTATGAACTAATGTTGAGATTAACGTATAACAATTTAAAGATTATGACCATACCAAAAATTGGTTATAAACACCTTAATCTCAGAGAAGGGTCAATTTTTTGGAATTATAAAAACGGCTCTGATGTTATGACGCCTGAAGAAATAAAATTTTGGATTGATTCCGCAAAAAAAGAACATTTCTTCGCTGTCGACAGGGATATAAAATTTGAACCTGAAACTGTTTAATGAATCCCGATGAAACACAAACTGATGATTTAAAAAAGAAAGGGAGAAAACCAAAATCGGATAATTATTTTGATGAAAAAGAAGAACTTGCGGTAAGATTATATTTGTCAGCTTCCACATCTGAGGAAAAAAACAAAATATACAACCTAAGTCTTAGAAAACCATTAGATAAGATGATATCGTCAATTATTAGACGATATAAATTATACCGAAAAGATATGGACTTCCAAGAAATCCATACTGACACTCACTCTTTTTTGATGACGAAAATTGACAAATTCAAACCGTCAAAAGAAAAGAAAGCGTACTCCTATTTCGGTACTATTTGTAAAAATTATCTTATGGGTCAAATAATAAAAGACCAAAAAGAAATGAATAGGAAAATCTCTTATGAAGATATATCTTCAGATTTGGAGAACAACGACCGTGAGGATTTAATCTACTACATAGATAATGATGATGATTTTAACACTGAAAGGATTATAGAATCTTTTTTGGCAAGATTGTATGTAATTTTACAGGACCAAAATTTATCAGAAAACGAAAAAAAATTAGGAGAATCTCTTTACGAGGTGTTCATTAATTACGACCAAATATTCGTAAGTACCGATAACAACAAGTTCAATAAAAACATTATATTACTCTCATTGAGAGATATGACAAATTTATCAACCAAAGAAATTAGGTCAAGTATGAAAAAGTATAAAAAAGTTTATTTTGATTTAATTCAAAATATGGCAAAATAAGTATTTATAGATATGGCTAGACCACAAAAAAATAAAATTGAACTAACAAAAGAGTCTTTATTGTCTCTCATGCAAGAGATATATAATGAACTAGTCGAACAACGGAGTACGGCTCTCAGGATACAAAACAAGATGTTGTCGATGATGAAAGACCCTGAAGATATGACCTTGATAGGTCCAGTTATAGAAAAACAACAAAAAATAATTAATGATTGTGTTGAGAAAAAACTACAGTTATCCAAACTACAGTCATCTATTTGGGAAAAATCCGCAAATAGAGAGGAGTCATTTTCGATTTCAGATATGGATGATGATTTAATTGATGATTTAATTAAAAAAGACGTAGAGAATAATAAAACTTTCAAATTGAAGTAACAGTATGCCTACAGACTTAAATCAAGGGTATAACGACGCTAACAAACAAATTCAAGGCATTCAAACTTACAATCAAGTAAGTACTGATTTAAAGGATTTGCAAAAAAACGCTAACTCCTCAATGGAGGAGGCTAATTCTGCAATTTCAAATAGTTTAAGTGAAGTTGAGAAGATTAAGAATAAAGCGCAGCAACAGGTCCAATCTCAATTTGACCAAATGATTAAATTGATAACCTCAAAAACAGGTAAAGGTACCGATACAACAAAATATTTAAAAAGAACTTTAATAAAAACTTTCAGAAAAATAAAACCTGACATTGAAAACATAGTTGTTACAGAAGTTATAAGAACTTTGGGGTGTTCTGAACAACAAGAGTATCAAGCGAATCAGGCAATTTATCTTAAGGTTAGTAGTGTTGATTTTATTAATTTATTAAAAACTGACCCAAACACTAAAATAGGTTCAGTAAAATACGAAAAACAAAAAGACTTAAATAGTGCTCAGAGTAAATACCCAATGAACCGACAATTATTCCAAAGAATTGTTAACCAAGGGGAGGTTTATACATTCAGAGGAGCGTCAGGACAAGATTTATTTGACATTAGTTATGAAATAACAAATGACTTGGGTCAAACCGGTGATTTTTTTAAAGTGGTACTAAAAAACAGATTAACATTAGATAATAGAATAGCGGACTTTGTAAAAGACTACTATAAGAAAATGAGGTTTGTTGAATATACAAATATATTTGCAATATTAATTGACATAATACTTGGAGCCGTTTCCATTCAAGCCAATGCAGGGTTAGAAACTATGAAAGACCAATCAAAATTCGGTTTAATATTGGCGAGGATTTTAGGTTTATGTTTTGATAATAGAAAACAAATTGACATTAGTGGTGTTGCAAAAGTTGGTGAATTAGATAATCTTGACGATAGTTTTTTTGAACTATCTCAATTAGATTTACTTAAAGTAGACCAAAGAATTGCGAACATACAAAACCAATCTGTTGAATTGGAGGGTTGTGATAACATAAAATTTCCGGTTAATTCGTTCGAGTTACTGAACGCTCTTGAAGAAATTAATAAGGTGGATGATAATAATGACGGTGATTTATTAAAGGCTTTTGATAATTTGTCCAATACTTTTACAAATAGTGCGGAAGGTATTGGTATCAGTGGTAATTTAAATCTTAAATTATCTTTTGATTTTTCAATAATAAAAGAGATACCGAAATCTTTAATATTTTCAATTTTTACTCCTAAAATATTTCTACCGATATTGATTATGTTAAAGGCTAGTGCCGCGACGGCTCAACTTGAAATTAATTCAATGATGGATTTTGCGAAAAAGTATAAAGAATTTTTTGTTGAGGTATCATCACAAATTGGTAGTTTATTCATTAAAGAATTGTTTAAGATTTTGAAAAAAGAAATTACTCAACTTTTACAAACTATTATTAAAGACTTAAAAAAAGAGAAAACCAACAATCAAATTGTTATTATTTTATCATTAGTAAAACTCTTGATTCAGGTAGCACAAATTATAAATGATTGGAGGCAATGTAAGAGTATATTGGACCAAATATTGGCGTTATTAAAACTACCAGGATTACCAACTAGTATACCATTACCGTTGTTGCTTACTGCGCCTTTACGTTCAGGATTTTCACAAAAAAGAGCGTTAAAAAATACAATCGAGGAATTACAAAAAAATGGTTTACCGACAGGGCCTCTACCCGATGGTTCACCAAATTTGGCGTTAATCGCAATAACAAGTCAGCTTGAAGGGTCGTCAAAAGAAAATCAAGAAAATGGTAAGGTTGAATTTGCGATTCCTCCTTTAGCAGTGGGTGTTGTATCAACCGCACCATCAAAATTCTCAGGAATACCAACTTAATTATGGAGACTGAAAAAATAAAAGAAATAATCCAAGATTATAAAAATAAACCAAATAAAGACCTTACTTTGGTTATGGATTATATAAATGAAGAAATTAATAAAACTAAAAAAAGTATTATTGATTCTACCTATTATTTAGATACTTTAGAAAAAACCTATAATCAATTATTAAAAGAATATCAGAAACGTAATGGAGTTAAATAGGATAATATATTTTGGTAAGGTACTCGATAATGATGATATTGATAGATTAGGCCGGCTACGGGTTGCGCCTTTAGATGAAAATCAAAAAGTAATCGAAGTATCTATTCCTGACAAATGTGCATTAAAAAGTAATGGAACTACCGTTGGTATAAAAGATTCATGTAAATGGACAAAAGATGACCCATTTTTAGTCAGACCTCTACTCCCTTTCGCACTCAACGTAACCCCAAAGACTGATGAACTTGTAATGTTAGTTTATCCGATTGCTCAAAACTCGCACTCCACATTTAAAAGGTATACTGATAATTTTAAGTATTATGTACCCATGTCTCCAACGACACCTAACAGAGCCGGTTTCGAAAATTATAATGTTACCAAAGGAAATACCCCACTTGGTGATAATATAAAACAATCAAAAAGTTATAAAGAAGTTGGTGGAGTTATACCTAAAAGTGTATTTGGGTTATTCCCCGAACCTGACGATAATGCAATTCTTGGTCGTGGCTCAACGGATATTATTTTAAAAGAAGATGATTTATTACTAAGAGCCGGTAAGACCTTGAATTTAGTTCCTTCTGATTCGGGACAACCAAGTGTTTACGATAAAAGAGCGTTTTTACAGATGTCAGTTTTTAAATCAAGAACTGTAATCGAAAAAGCACAACAAACTGAAAAACGCACAACTCAATACCCTAATTTGTCTTATCTCATTGAGTGGGATATCGTTAATCCTGAAAACGAACAAAATGCTTTTAGAACAAACGTAAGAGTCTATGAAATAAAAAGTAATGATGAAAAAATCAACACTAAAAACTTCAAAGTTGATACCGACATCAAAACAATAATCGATTCAAGTAAAATAGTTAAACAACTAGATACAGGTCCTGATTCATTTGATAATACAATCACTCAAATAAATAATTTTATAAACGAGTGGAATAATGCTAAATTTGAGTATGGTGGTAAATCGGCGTTTCCGTTCGCATTTAGACCTGCTAGACCATTATTTCTTAAATGGACAGATACAAATAATTTAAACTCTGCGGGTTCAGAATTGATTGAAGGTATTAACATATCAAGATTTTATAATAATATTAAACTTAACCCCGGAGCAAAAGATTTCGGATTCGGTATTTTATATTCAAAAGACACCTCAACCCCGCCAATAAAAAAAACAAAAAGTTCTATAAAACCCGAAAATATATCGTCAAAACCTGTAACATATGGTGTACTGGGTTCGGATAAAATTTATTTGTTATCACACGAAAGTGCAACTCAAAAAGGCTCAATAGATTTACGTGATACGATATATGGTATTAAAGAAGACAAACTATCAAGAATACAACAACTTACAGAACCAATGGTTAGAGGTGAGGCACTAATGGATTTACTTAATCTAATTGTTAAATTTATGATTGCCCACGTTCACCCTTATCATGGTTTACCTCCAGTACCTACCGCCCAAGACGGTACTTTGGCTTCAGACATACTCCAAAAAATTCTAAATTCAAATCAAACAATCCTTAATCAAAACATTAGAATAAACTAATTTAAGTTTATTGATATTTATAGATAAACTTAAAATGTCTATAAATAATTCATATTTCAACAGAAATAATACGATATTATCTAATGTCTATACTAATACAGGAAAGGCTCCTGTAACACAATTATATTTTGGAAACATTAATCCTGAAAATCCAACCCCTGTCTACTCAAGATTTATTTTTGATATAGACCTATCACTATTACAAGAAAAAATTTTAGACGGTATAATCCAAACAGGATGTACAACCGCGATGACTCATACTCTTATTATGACTAATACTGCGTTTTCTTCCCCTGATTTGTTAAAGTCTCTTAGATTCGGTGGGGATATAACAAGAGGTAGTGGGTTTGATTTGGTTTTATTTAGAATCCCTTTATCGTCGGGGACTACAGGTGGTGAACAGACTTGGGATGAGGGATTGTCGTCCGTATATGATTTAGGTATACAACTAAACGATACTGAGTCAATTTTTGCAAGAGAAAACTATTCTACAGAAGCCTCAAATTGGTTCAAAAGAATGTTAATGAATGATTGGACAACACCAGGAATTTATGATAATGAAAATTCCTTAACAGGTCTTACAGGTTTAAATTATTCGGCCCTTACAATTATATCAGAACAACATTTTGAATTTGGGAATGAAAATATTTCTTTTGATATGTCAGATGAAATAAACGGAATATTAAATGGTTCTATTACAGGTGTTACTGGTTGGGGTGTTGCGTTTAAACCTAACATTGAATTGTTAACAGGATTAACATCTTACTATTCTGTAGGATTTTTTACTCGTCACACACAAACATTTTACGAACCTTATTTACAAACAAATTACGATGATTTAATTCAAGACGATAGAGATTTATTCTCATTAGGGAGAGTGAATAAATTATATTTGTATTTGTACGAAGACGGAAGTCCTATTAATTTGGATTCAAATCCATCTGTTACAATTTACGATAGTACAGGTGACCCTATAGAAGGACTTACAGCCCTTACAACATGTAGAAAATCTCAAGGTGTTTATGAAGTCACAATACCCGCTCTTTTAGGATATAAAACGCCTTGTACATTTACCGATGTATGGAGTAATTTATCTCTAAATGGTGTTGAGTTACCTGATGTTGAAAATGAGTTGATTATGAGACCTTATTCGTCCTCAATTTCAATCGGTACGTCAACTAACGAACCCTCTTCTTATGGTTTTGATTACTATGGTATAAAACAAGATGAAAAGATATTAAATACCGACATAAGAAAAGTTGGTGTTATCATCAAAAAAGAATATACCTCAAATCAACCACTTAACAAAATCAAAGCATATTATAGGATATATGTTAAGGAAGGACAAACAGAAGTACAAGTTCAAGATTGGACACAAGTAAACAAAACACCAAATGAATATTATTTTATATTCGATACAAGGGATAAAATTCCAAACGAGTATTTTGTAGACTTAAAGTTGAATATTAATAGTGAAGTAACAACATATAAAAAACAAATAAAATTTCAAATTGTAAATAAAAAATGAAAAAAGTAGTTAAGTTAACGGAATCCGATTTAAGTCGTATTGTTAAAAAAGTATTAAATGAATCTCACGAAGATTATTCTGATAGATATATGTTCTTTTCAAATTTAGAACAAATGAGAAGACAATGTGATATGTTATTAGAGTTAGACCAAGATATGGTAACTGAGATATTAGATGACGGTCACGATTGGGCTCAGGACCATATATCTGAAGCCAAAAATAATATGGACCAAGTGTTTGATTTTATGATGAATCATACTAAAGGAGATGGTAAACAAGATATTGAGGATGAATCTTTCACAGGTATGATGGAAGAAGAAAGAAAAAAAACAGGAAGAAAAAAAACAGGAACAAAATTGTGTGCGAGGGGGTATTCCGCCGCCAAATCAAAATACAAAGTATTTCCCTCGGCATATTCGAACGGTTACGGAGTACAGGTTTGTAAAGGAACAATGCCAGGTTCAGATGGTAAAAAAAGATGTTCTCCACCGTACTGTTAATTACAAAAAACTTTTATATCTTTGTAATCACAAAACATCCCCTATGACACTTTATCAATTTGTTAAAAGAAAAATCAAAAGAGTATTTCTTAGATATTATCTTTGGATACATAGAAGACCTTTGGACCAAAAAATTGACCCTACGATGGACAGGTATCAGCAAACCTGTTTTCATATTGCAAGAAAACTACTTAAACAGAACGACACTGAATTAATCTTTGCTCCTGTATCAGAAAAGAAAATCATTATAAATGATAGATTGGGTATTTATTTAACTCTACAACACCAACAGGCGTTTGTTACAAACCACGTATATCATTATTCTATAATAATGGACGCTAGAGTTTGGCAAAGAGTTAATTTCTTATTTAATAACGAAATTGAGTTACGTAGAAAATCCTATGAAACGGTAATCCACTCACAAATCAATTGTTCTCTAACCGATATTCTTAAGAAGATTTAATTTCATTAAGAATATTCTTAATGACACTTCTTAAGTTTTCGTTTGTTTTTTTCTTCTTAGGTTTGTAAGAAACCATTGTTGGTTTGTTCCCCGTACCCGTCTTAGGTTCTGATTTTTCAGCACTTCTTTTTTGTTGACAAGCACTTTTCTTTTGTGAATCAGTCATTTTGGAGGCAACACCTGCGGCACGACATTTCGGATAACCTTTTGAAGATGCTTCAGGTCTACCACAAGGAGGATGTCCACCACCCTCTTTTTTACGACAAATGTTAACCCAAGGACCTCCCGGTTGTTTTGAACCTTTAGGTTTCTTTTTGGTTCCAAACCAAACGGCTAAATCTTCTTTTAATATATTATGAATAAGTTGGTCAATGTTTTCTTTTTTTAAAGGTTTTGAAGGTCCGTTTCCACTATTAATATTATTACCTTCATCATCACTTTCGGTTGGGTGGTTTTTAATATATTTAGACATTTTTCTTGCTTGAGATTCTTTTTTCTTTATTTCATTTTTAGGTGTAGACATTTTACCATCATAACTATCGTAAGCCAATTCTGCATCATCATATTTTGATGTTGGTATATAATAGGGTTGCATTTCCTGTTTATTAAATAAACGAATACCAGGACCCATAGGTTGTTGGTATTTACCCGAAGAAATGGATGTTGAAGTTGCCTCATTTATTTTTTTATCGTTTGTCATTTTGAAAAAATATTCTTATTATTATAAATATCATAACACTATCAATTTTATGTTGTACGAAAATTTTGTTTGGACACCCGAATTAACACAAGAATTTAATAAAGTTATATTGGACAATTATCATTACATAGATGATATTGATGTTGCAACTTTTGAATTCGTAAAATCAAAAATTAAAAATGGAAATGGAAATGGAAGACGAATCAAACCAACCCCTAGCAGTTTTGTTCGGGAGACTGGAAATACAGACGGAAGAACAGTTAGAGACTATATTACAAACCCTTAATAGTGAAATTGCAACAGTGTTTCTTATTCATGCGGTTAAATATGCTTATGAACGGGGACTATATAATATAGGAGAAACTGAGGTAATATCAAAATGTATTAGATTGTTGTCTAAATAAAAAAAGGGACGATTTCTCGTCCCTTTTCAGTATTAAATATAAAATTGATTATCTCAATTCTCTCAAGTCGAATGTACGTACACCATCAACTGTGATACGTCCGTAGAAACGGTTATTAACCATTTTCTTAGCGTAACGTGTCATAATACCTTTGATAGGTGTGAAGTTAAATGGATTGTACATAGTTGGAGTTAATTGTAGAGGTACATACGGTGCGTAAATGTAACCTGTGTCAAGTAACGAAGTACCTTTGTGACCAATCAACACCGTGTTTGGTGGGAAGTAAGGGTCACGGAACACTTGGTAACGACCTGCTAATGTACCTACTCTTTCAATACCCATGTTGTATTGGTCTTGCTCAGGTGAAGCGTTTGATACGTGGAAATATTCCAAGTCATCAAAAATTGCAGAAACCTCAGAAGATACTACAATCCAATTAGCACCACCACGAAGAGTTGACTTGTGAATTTGTGCAGAAATTTGGTTAATTGCAGTAATCAAAGTTTGATTCCAGTCTTTTTGAGTGTATGGTGTAGCACCTGTAGAAGACAGACGCTTCCATCCGTTGTAATCCCAACGAAGGTTCCAAGCCGCTCCTTTACGTAAGTCACGTAAAATTTCACGGTCGATTTCAGCTGCAACTTGTTCAGACAATAACGCTGTCAATTCAGCTTCCGCATCGATGTTGTGGAATGCTGCAACGTCTTGTGCAAGTTCAGGTGACCATTGTGCTCTTAGTTTTCTTTCAGAAACCGATACAGTTACTGACTGTAGGTCAAAAGAAACCTCACCAATCTTATCTTCAAATTCAAGTTCTTGATAACGTCTCCAAACCGCAGTAAATGCGTTGTTTGTAGCTGTCGACGAAGAGAATGTTGAACCTGTGTATCCGTCCATAGAATCTGAACCTAAACTTGCAGGAACTTGTAAGTCAACTTCTAAGAAGATGAAACCTGCCGCAGTACAGATATCGTTATATGAACCACCATTTCCTGAACCTGGGAATGTTGTCGATGCATTACTTCCGTATTGTACCATACCTTTTCCATATTTTTGAGTTACAACTCTGAATAAATATGGATTTAAAGCATTTGCCGATGTAGTTGTGTTAGTTGTAACACCGATAATTTTAAGGTCAGAAAGGAATGTTTCAGAATCAATCTCTTGACCATCAGGGCCAATTAATTTTCCTGCACCTGAATTAGAAAAACCTGACATAACGATGATAGCTTTTCTGTATGAGCCACTTGTATAACCAGTTGATACTAACTCTCCGGTTGTTGGACTCCATGCATAAGTAACAGTTACACCTGTTACCGCAGACCAACGACCTTTTGAATAATCGAACAATCCTGGAGGGTCAAGTCCTGCTTCACCACCTTCATAAAATAAATCATAAAGATTTTTAGCATATGCTCCTGAACCATCATAACCTGAATTTGGATTACCCGGATAATTACCTGGTGAACCTACAGGTGAATAATGTTCTCCTGACATGTCAGATGTACCACCTGAATATCCTTGGATTTTAGGTACGAAGTAGAACAATTTACCAATTGGTAAGTTCATCGCTTGTACTGATACGATTTCGTTCGCTAACAATTTAGAGAAAACACGTCTCACGATTGGGAAAACAACTGTTTCGAATGCTCCGTTAGAAGATTCTGAAGATGCTTCGTTAATCAAATGTGATGCTTGGTTTTCATAAAGTTGTGCAACATTTTCTTTTAGGTGGCCTTTAAGACCTTCAAGGAACCCTAATCTGTCCCATTTGTTGATAGTATCTTCTTTGATAACTTTAAGGTGTTTTAACCCGATGTTACCAACAAGACCTGATTCTAATAATGCTCCCATTTTTTGGAATTATTTTTTAAGTTTATTTTTATTTTATAATCTTACTCATAATATCCTTCATTCTTAAGAATTGAGGATTCTCATAAGTTTTAGATTCGATTAGTGTCGAAGCCGAACCTGAAGAAGGAGTTTTTTCGATTCTTCCTTCAATCGATTCAGTAATCGACGTTTTGTTTGTTGTTGTTAATTCACTTTTAATTGTACGATACAAATTTTTTGATTCTTTGATAGTTTCAACGTCATCAAATCTTCTCAAGATGTTAATTTTCTCTTGTTTAGATGTTGAATGTTCAGTGAACAATCTTGTTGCGTAAGCCAAATTTGAATTGAATGTAGCAACTTCGTTAAGTTTATCTCTGAACACATTTAGTGCTTTACGATATTCTTCGTTTTTCTCTCTTAAAACTTTGATTTGTTCTTCGTATTTTTGTTCGTTTTCAAACGTAAGGTTTCTGTTTGGTGTAATACCTTTTCTAAGACCGCGACTTCCATCTTTCGAACCGAACTTATATGTACGAGACGCTTCTTTAGTTTCTTCTTTTTTACCAGAGAAGAACATAGATGACGGTTTTCCTTTACTCATAAGTTTAGAACCATCCATCTTTTCTTTTTTCATTCCCTCTTTAAATTCAAATTTAGGTTTACCCATTCCAACACCTCTTGTACCTTGTTTCATATCGTCTTTGAATCCGCCTGAAGGTTTTTTGTATGAAAATTTAGGTTTACCAATTCTAGCACCGCTACCGATTTTAGGTTTCATAGATTCCATTTGGATATCATCATCTTCATCCATCATATCATCTTCATCCATCATATCATCTTCATCCATTTCAATTTCGTAAACGACTTCATCCATCGTATCATCTTCATCCATAGAACCAACTTTTTTTGAAAATACTGAATCTATAATAGAATCAATATCCATGTTGTCGTCTTTCATACCCATATCCATGTTGTCGTCTTCCATACCCATTTCCATATCGTCGTCTTCTTCCATTTCCATATCGTAGTCTTCTTCCATTTCCATATCGTAGTCTTCTTCCATTTCGTCATAAGATTCCATAAACTCATCACCTTCGGCAGATTCCATTTGAATTAGATACTCTTTATCTGTATTATCATCTTTTAGATTAACCATATTGTTATCTTTTTTTACTATGATACCGTCATTTTGGTCCATTGATAAGAAAACCTTTAAAAGGTCCTCATCAGAAATTAATGGTTCACCATCAGAGTCAGTTCCTGACAAATCGATAATATCATCATCATCGGACATTCCAATATCACTCATATCAGAATCCATATCCATATCCATTTCATCAGAATCCATATCCATATCCATTTCATCATCAGAATCCATGTCCATATCCATTTCATCAGAATCCATGTCCATGTCCATTTCATCATCTGTTTTAATCTCCTCGTCATCATCACCTTGTTCTGATACAATAGATTCTTTTACTAATTCTCTGATTTCTTGCTTCATCGTAGAAGCAAGTATTCCTTTTGCATTTTCGGCTACCGCCTCTTCCAAATTTCTCATTTGAATAAGAGCGTCCTCAACCAAATTTTTTTCTTTTGCCATTTTTTTAAATGTATATTTTTCATATAAATATTGTCATATACGTAAAAAATTCATTTTCTGTGGTTTTCATTTAAAAATAAATTAAATAAATAAAAAAAGGGGACCCTTTCGAGACCCCTTTTTATTAAACTTTTAAGAAAAAAATTTACAATACTTCTATAACTTCGTCAATTTTGCTTTCCGCAATTGATGTGATTCTCCAATCCCAAGTTAATTCACTATACCTTTTTGTAATCTTAGCCTCAACATCAGTCGGACTATATGCCTTTACAAGTTTTTCTTCTTTTACTTTTTTTACTTTACCTGTTTCTTCATCAGGAAATTCATAGTAAAGTTTTGCAATGAAATATTTTTCGTTCATAGTTTTATTTTTTATAAAATATCATCAAAACATTTTATAAAATCAAGGATTACTTATCGAGATATGTATTTAATCGTTTCATTAAATCTAATGAATTGTTTGCTTCGGGTCCTACGTGACGTTCTCTTTGTGTTTTATTCTCCTCCTCCAAGTTCTCCTCAAAATTACCCCTTTCTTCAGGTTTAGAAAAAAGATACGCACCTGGTGTTGACGGTGAAGAAACTAAGTCAAAACAAATTAATTCAAAATCGTCCTGAACTTCATTTTGTTCTCCTATCTTTTTAAGGGAACCAACACCTCTTGATGAAATACCTAAAGTAACGCCTTGTCTTAAGTAATTTGCTGCTAAATCTCCCTTTGTAGAACAAATCCCTCTTTCATGGAATCCGGGTGATGTTAGTAATCTTAATTTACCCATCAATATTATTCCATCCCACCATACTTCAGTGATAATATGAGAAACTCTATCCAAATCAATTAAAGATGATTCAGGGTGATTCAACTCAGAAAGCGAAACACCCTTATTAATTATTTTCTTATAATTTTCAGCTTCTCTTTTTAATATTTTTTCAGGATAAATCCTACCATTACGATTTGGTGTATTATATTTTTGTAGAACCGCATAAAACTCAAAAGGTTTACTGTGGTCCATGAAACTTTTGGATTCCATCAAAATATTTTGATTTCCAAATTCTTTTGGTGATACATATCCTGCATCATACTCAATAAGAATCCCTTTTCCAGATTCATAGGGTTTCAATATTTTAAGTTCGTTCATGTCGATATTTTTATATAAATACCTCGAACTTTATATTTATACCTCCACAAGTTCAGTTTTGTCTTTTTTACTTAAGTGAAAATTAAAATATTCATTTTTTCTGAAGATGTCTGAATGAATACAACTTACAATAGATTTAATTGATTTTTTTAATTCTGTTGATTTGAAATCCATCTCTTCTAATAAATAAAGATTAATTTCTAAATTCATAAAAGACCTTTTTTTGTATTGAATTCCGCTCGTTCTTAAGTCTAAATCTGCGATAAATTTTTCGTCAAATATTTCCTTGTCAAGACAATTAAATACAGTGTGTTTAACTGCTCTTGACATATTTAGGACAATTCTTGTCCATTTCTCATAATCGTCTTTTGGTTGAACCCAAGTTTGAATGTTAATGTAAATTGATTTTAAATTTTTTGAATCTACAGTACCATAAGTAATTTTTGACGATTTGAATCCGCTTAATTTAGCGGTTTTCCCTTTCTTCATTATCTCATTTTTTTCAGAGTTTATTTTTTCTGAAAAAAAGTTAGATGAATTTTGTCAAAATGTCAAAATTTATAGGGTATCAACCAAGTTCTTTAACTTAAAATACTCTAATCTGTCAAATTTCTTAGTTTTGATATTATCTATTGTCTCGTTGATAGTACTTTTAACTGATTCGTCAGATTCAGATTCTAAAACAACGACCAATTTAACTACCGCCTCGTCCTTAAGGCTTTGAAATCGTTCGACTAAAACTAACTCATCCTCTTTAAGAAATAAATTAAGTTCTTTCTTTTCTGATTCATTTAAATTAGATACAAATTCTTCAATGGATTTATTTGCAACTCTAACCATAGAACTCAAAGGTAAAAGAATTGTTTCCTTGTTTCCAACAATAGGGGTCTTTTTTAATCCCTCAACAATTACTTTTTTACTTCTAACTTTGTTTTCCAAGTGTAAAACATCTCCTGTATTATAAAACAAATTATCTATATCCGTGTATTGATTGTGAGAGTTAATACCAATTGACCACCTTTTAAGTTTTTCCAAATCTTTTTTGTCTGTCTTATTGATAATGTTTTCAAACATCGTGATTGATTCAAAAACAAAATCCTCAGCCAATTTTTGTTCATATCCTTTATTTGTCGATAACTCGTCATAAAGAAAAAATAATTTAGATATGTTTTTATTTGACAAAACATTTCTATTGAAATTTTTAATCTCTTCTTTAAAAGTTCCTTTTCCGTAAGATTCGGAAAGTAATTTTTCAACTCTTGATTTTAATACACCTATTTTCATTTTGCAAATATTTTATAATAAATATTAGTCATTTAATATTCTATCGAGTTCGTCTCCAATATCACCCAAAGAATTTCTTGCTCTCGATAAATCTATGAAGTCATCTTCATTAATTAAATCACTACTTTCGAGTAATATATTCATATTATCCCTATTTTTTGATTCGGGGGTCATTCCCGCATCTCCACTTGGTTCAGGACTTGGTGGTGGTGGTATTCCTCCCATATCACCTAATCCTCCTCCACTTTCAGGAGGTGGTGGTGGTGTTGCCCCTGCCGCTGCGGTTGTTCCACTTTGTTGACCGTATAACTTATCAACATTATCAAATATACCCGTATGGACAATAATTGTTGCAGTATTTGTAAGTTCAGCGGCAACCGCTTTCTCAATTCTCTGTTGTTGTAAGTCAAGTTTGATTTCTTCGTCAGAGAATCCAAGTACGTGTTTTTTAGCCCAAGAAATAGATACAGGAGCAATACCCTCAATTGCGGTTACGGCGTCTTTATAAAGTATAATTTTCTCTTTCCAAACATCAATTGCCAATAAATCCGCTTGACGAGATGGATTATTTAACCCAAGTGTAAAATTACTTAATTCGTCCTCAAAACCTAATAAGAATAAATGTATAATGGCAATTTTATTCATTTCCGCCAACATACTTTTTTGAATTCTATTAATTGTTCTAGCAAAACGAATGTCCATCAATGATAAATTCTTACCTTCACCAACAGGCTCTTCAAAACCTAAAAACGCTTTTGGAACACGAAGTGCTGTTAATAATTTCTTTTGGATGTACTCAATATCAGCAATTTCCGCCAAGTTAGTCGCTCCGGGTAGTGTATCAATAGGACTTGCCTGTGCCGGGTCACGAACAGGAACAAAATAATCTTGGTCAACCGCCATTTGGTTGAATCTCATATCAACATTTCCTGTTTTATGGTCTACTACTTGTTGGCGTTTAAATTTATTGGCCACACGTTGTACGTAACCCTCAACATCTTGGTCGTCCATATTTCCTACAAATACCTTGAAAACTCTTCTTTCAGGTGCTCTCGATGTACGATAAATCAACATCGCGTCTTCTGCCAATATTAATTGTTTCCAAATACGTCTTGCTTTTTCTAACATAGATGTTCCATATGGAAGTTTTCTATCATCGCCTAATAATCTAAAATGGGCGATTTCCCAAGAATTAAATTCCATATCTTTAACCTTCCATTTGAACTTCAGTCCTGTGTTTTTCGGGTCCGTTTCAGTATTATAAGTTTTGGACGCCATACCCATCTCCAATCTCTCGATTTCAATGTTAGGTAATTGCATACAACCCACAACACCCTTTTCAGGGTCAAGTTTTAGATACACAAAATTATCACCGTATTTACAAGTATTTCTTGTCCACATCGTTAAATTTGTGTTAATATCTAAGGCGTTATTAAATAAATCAGTTAGAATTGATTTTATTCTTTGTGAATCAGAATAAATTTGAACCATTTGTCCATCTTGATTTACAGTAGTCGATTCCTCACCGTAAATGTCAAGTGCCGCCGAAATCTCCGGTGTATATTCCATTGATTCAAAATCGTAAAATGAGGCTAATCTTGTTGGTTCATAATACGTGGCTTGAGTATATAAATTATTCTCAATTTTGGTCCACTGATTGGCTAAGTAAAAAGTTTGTTGAGCCTGTAACTTTTCTTTTTCGTATTGTTGTTTGGAGTTTGTTTTTAATAACTCTGTTTTGTCATATTGATAAGTTGGGTAGTCCTGACCTAACAATGAATACGGTCCAAATGATTTACTCAGTCTCTGCCAAACTGTAAGATTTTGATTATTTTCCATATAATAAAATTAACTACAAGTATAAATAGATAAACAATAGTTTTGTAGTTATAATAAATATTATCCCATCCCTCCAAATAACCAACCGTATTTAATATAATCTTCTCTTGACGCACCTGAATTTAAATTAGGGTCGTCATATCTTGATGGAAAATTAGGGATTTGTGGATTAAAGGCGATTGATTTTGACGGAGTGTCATCAGTTTGCATGGTCCAAGAATTTATCATGGCCTTTGTTTGTTCTGTAACTTTGGTTAGTTGACTAAATGATGCTTCGGCAACATACATGGCCATTGCCATTGACATTATTAAGTCGTCATGTCCACCTTTTTGATGGTCAGGTCTCCCATTAATATATACGAAACTACTCATCTCGTTTAGTAACCTTGGACTCTTTAATTTGAAATCGTGTCTAACTGACTCCTCTAATGACGCAATAATCTGAACTCTTTTTGAGTTAAAGTTGATTCCCGGTATTTTTTCGGCTTGTTTTGGGTCATATTTCCATTTGTTTTGATAATCTACACCATCGACATATAAATTTTTATAACCAAGTTCTTGCATTTTTCTTGATGTTGACACCCCCATACCACCGGTGATATCAATTACTACAAAGGCGGAGTACATATTTGCCCATCTAAAACAAATCTCTGCCATAGTATCGGGAGGAAGTTTCCCAACGAATTCGGCGACCTGTTCTCTAGTATCAAAGTCGATAATTTGGAAAGTTGAAAAATCTTCAGAATCTCCTCTTGATACATCGACACCCATTACGTATTTATGACCTGCCACTGGCTCATTCCAAATCCAAAGAGAGTTTGACATCATTTTATTTTGTGGTTCCGTAATCTGATTTTCTCTGATTTTTTGTAATGTTTTAGAATCAAATACGTTATCACCCGAACCCAAGAAATTACATTCCAACTCCTGAGAAACTTTTCGTTTGTCGTACTTTAGTTTTTTCACCATAGATTCAAACCAAGTTGACGATGGTTTATACCCTATGGACATATAATGCTTCAGTTTCTCACATTGTTCAGGATTTGTTACATCATAATCATCCAGTACTTTAATTAAATCTTGACTATAATTTTCTTTATTTAAAAAATAATCAATTATGTCTTCCGTTTGTACCAAATATAAATCCTTAGTGTAACGTGGGTCTTTATACCAATACATTTCAGAGATTTTAAAATCATTCATCGTTCTGATGGATTGGTCATAAATCTCGTAATAAATTGGGTCGTGACCGTTTGGGGTTGAGATAACAATAACTTTACCACCCGTAGACAGTGACGCCATACAAGCAGACCAAAAATCACCATCCGCTTCTATATATGCCGCCTCGTCAAAAATTAGTATAGTTGGAGTATATCCACGTAACGCATCTTTTGATGTTGCAACTGCTTTAACCTCACAACCGTTTGTTAATTTGTAATGTCTTTGTGAATTTTTTTCTTTGGCAAATCCAACATCAACCCAAGACGGCCATTGACCAACAAACGCCCTAACCTTATTTGCCATTTCTTGAGCGGTGTCAAGTTTATTGGCAATGATTAGAAGTTTTTCAGGTTTTGTTTTTTTGGCGAACACTAATTTTTTAGATGCCCATGCCGCAGTTACTGTAGATACACCTGCCTGACGATACTTTAACGCTATATTTTCATTGTAATTTTCGTAATCGGCCAATAAAGATACTTGGTCAGGAAATAACTCTAAAGGAACGTATTTTGAAACAGTATTATCATAGGTCTCTAAATATGTGCGAAGTGCGTAAGGGGTATCCTTTACGCACTTCACATACTCTATTAATACTTGTTCTTTAGTATAACTCATTATACGAATGGTTCATCCTCATCGTCATCATTACCTCCAAACATAGAATCTCTATCTTGTTGTTTCAATTCCTCTATGATTTCATCAACCATAATTTGAAGAACTTGTTTACCTTTAGGGTCATCCGACAAAATGAATTTTGTTAATTTGAAAAATTTCTTAGGATTAAGTGCTGAAAATCTTTGGAATAAGTAGTGTTGAATATATTTTGTATCTTCATCAAATAATTCATCAGGATATGCCGCAGTGAATTTCTCCCAAAAAATAGGTCCTAATCTTAAGTCCCAAATCTCAGAAGGAAGTGTATCTTGTGATGCGATAACCATTTCCGCTTGACGAGGGTCATCAGGTAATCCGTGCGTTCCTAATACTTCGAAAACACCTTTAACTAATTCGTGTAATAAAATTGGGAAAGTAATACCACGAGCCTTTACAGTAGGGGGGTCGGTTTCAGTATCAATTTCTGATTGGCCTGCTTGACCTCCACCACCGGCCGCCATAGCAGATGACATACTTTCAGGATACATCCAATATAAATGGTCTAATATAGATTGAGACATACCGTATAGACGAACTAATTCAGGATGTAATCTATTTAATTCTTCACCAACTAATTGATACATATAGTGACCTTTTTTGGATGCTCCACCAATTAATGCGTTAATAAATCTTCTTTTCGCCTTTTCTTGGTCAAACTGTTCCATGGCATCCATAAACGCTTCTAATTCATCGGCATTTTCGTTTGCACCACCAAATGCGTCTTTAATTTCATCAGGTGAAGGTTCTTCCGACTCACCTCTCATTCCTTCCGCGGCGCCCATCATACCCGATTCCAATTCGGCTTCAAATTGTAGGGCTCCATCAGGAATCGCCATTTCTTTAACAACTAAATCAACCGCCAATTTTTCCAAAAATTCTTTATGGTCTTGCTCAATACTCGCAATCTTTGGAAACAATTTCATGGCGGACATCATCAATCCCATAAGAACTTGTTGTGGAGGTCCTTGAATTGATGAGGTGTCACCCATAAATCTTCTAACGTTCTCAACAGACTGTTTGAATCTTTGGGATGAAATTATCTCAACAACGTCGCGGTCTAATTTTGGAAGACCAGGATGGCCAGCATAAGGAGTAGTTTTATCTATAATTTTTTTCTCAATACTTGGGTCCATTCTTTCAGGACCTTCGTAATCAATTGGTGCTTCACTAATGTTTTTTCTATATTTTGCCATGACTTTAAATTAAAAATTAAGACCGATATTATCCCACTTTAACCAAGTAGGTACTGATTTTTTACCCGCTTTAGGTGCCGGTTTTACTCCAGGTTTAGGACTAAATGGAGTTTTTGGTTTAGTGGTCGGTGTTTTAGGTTTTACAATAGGTTCAGCCGTTTCAGCCTCATCCATAGCCTTTGGTGCGGTTTTAGGTCTTGTTTTTGGAACATCAAAAGGACCCTTACGTTCCTTTTCTTTTTGTTTCTCCTTTGGTTTCGATGGTGCGGTTTCTGTTTCTGAAATCATTTGTAAAAACTCTCCTTTAGTTATTTTTGGTTGAATATGTTTTTCTAGCAAAGATAGAATCTTTTCTTCCAAAAACAAATTTACGGGGTCTTTACCTTCCCTAATTGATTCCTTAACACCCATTACACATCTTTCATATTTTTTCTTGTCTTTACGACCAACCGATGCTGTACATATTGCAAAAGGATTATATTTCTTTTTACCTGTTTTTTTCTTCGCTTCGTTAGTTTCCTCAACCGAAACAGAACCATCAGAATTTTTTGTAACTTTTTTTGGGTCAACTTTACCCGCAGGTATTTTTTCATCAGGCGAGTAGGTGGTTGTTGCCTCTTTGGCTTCTTTTTTACCCTCGTTTAATTTATTATACAATAATCTTAATTGAGATTCTGTTAAGTTGGATAATGTTTCTGCTTTGAGTCCCATATCAATTAATTTAAATGCTAGTTTATTCTTTTTCATAAACCACTTGTTTATCAAATTCTAAAACTATATCTCGTTCATATAGTTTATCTTTTATTTTCTTTTCGTCTTCACCGTATCTGAAAACTAATCTTTTTTCGATGTCGAAATTTATATCAGAGTCATCACTTTCCCACGCCAACGCTATTACATCATCAAGTGAGTCAATCATTGAAAAAAAATCGGAGTCCTGAATCAATGAGAGTTTTATCTCCGCATTTTTCAAGACCCCGACTTTACGTATGAACTCTATATTAGGGGGTAGAGGATTCCCATTAGATGGTTTTGATTCCCAACCTTCTCCCCAAACTTCTTCTTTAACATCTGAAAAGATAAATTCATAAATGTTATCACCTTTATAGTTTGGCCCAAGCCCATTAACATAAATTAGATAACTCATAGAATTGCTCCGTCTGGGGTGATTTTGTATTGTTTACCATTCACTTCAAAAACTAAATTTTTCTTATTAGTTTTTCCTATGAAATTTGCTTTTTTATATCTGTCCAAAAATTTTGATGAGATACTTTCTTGCTGATATGATTCAGACAATGTTTTAACCTCTCTCATAATTTTTACTTTTTTCGCTTTTTCAGTTAAGAACTTTTTTTGTTTTTGTTCTTGTATGAATTTTTTTTCTGAATCGTTTTTTACGAAATATGACTTAATAATACTATCGACTTTAGATTCTGAAAAAACTGAGTCAAAAATACCCTCAACTCCATCTAAATCGTCCGATTCTAACATATCTCCTAATTGATTTCTTGCTTCTTTGGCGTATGCACTAGCGATAGCCTTTGGTATGTTTACTTCTTTTGGTTCTTTTTTAAACCCTAAATCATATTCTCCACCAATCATACCCTCAAGATATTCATTCATATCGTCTTCAGTCATTTCACCTTCAGGTAATTCAGGCATTGGTTCTTCCATTTCCGGTCCTTCAGGTTCCATATCGTCAGACGGTTCCTCCATATCAGAATCATCTTCAGATTCAAAATCTGAATCTTCCATTCTACCAATTATTTCTTCTACATCTTCGTCTGACAACACAGACAAATCAAGTGCGGATAAAATAGAGTTTATAACATATTTTGTATCATCCGCAGATATTGGTTCTTCACCTTGATTAATTTTTCTTAATTTTTGTCCTAATTTACCGGTTAACTTCTGAATGGTTTTGAATGAAACAATACCATCCTCTTCAGGCATATCGTCTGAAGGTTCACCCATTCCCATATCATCATCAGGCATATCGTCTGAAGGTTCACCCATTCCCATATCATCATCAGGCATATCATCAGTTGGCATTTCAGACCCCATGTCCATACCCATATCAGGTGTAGTTTCTGTTCCCGCCATTGGTTCGGGTGACGGCATTGGTGCCGGTGCCGGTGCCGGTGGTGTTTCAGGCTTTGGTGTTTTTAACACAAACTTTTTTTGTTCAGAAAACAATGAAACTCCTTCTTCATTACCTAACAAAGTATTAACTTCTTTTGTAATCAAATTTAAACGTTTTAATGCTTGAGAATAAGATTGATAATACTTTCTATTTTTCATAGGTTCAATATAATCCAACTGACCCTCATTTACGGTTCTTTTAATTACGTAACCATTTCTTTCTTTTTCGATATGGTATGTATTACCGTCAACCAATTTTATATTGTAATGATTTGAATTTACCTCATTGATTGAGTTGGGTATATTTTCTTTATATCTTGCAATTTCCATTATTCTTTGGATTTTTTCAAGACCTTCTAACTTTTCACTTCCGATAGGTTTTAGTTTTCCCATTTTATATAGTTTTTATTTTGTTTAAGAGTTAAGTCCGTCGAAGCCTCCTATGGCAACGCTCGTTCTTTGGATTACGACGCAATTATTTACGTCAGTGTATATAGGATACGGTGTTCGCAGATTTGCAGTATTTGAACCTCCCGAAAAAGTACCTGTCAGGTAGGTATATGTACCTGCGGTATATGTTGTACAAGCTGTAACGTAGAATCCTGGCATAGTTTTAATATTTTTCTATAAATATATCAATTTTAATAAATCGACAACTTAATAATTTAATTTCAGAAATTAATTGATTATGTAATATTATTTGATTTGAATATTTTTAATAATTTTTCGCCACTTTTTTTCATTGTTGACATATTAAGTCTAGAGTTTATAGCGATACTCAATAATTTTTCAGGACTTTCAATACCATCATCAACCGCTTGATTTATTTTTTTAGCGAATAATTCAAAGAAACCACTCCCATTCCAAGATGCATAATAAAAATGAAATTTTAATCCATTATTAGATTCTACTAGTTTTTTTGCTTTATCCGATAAAAATCTATTAGATAATTCTTGATAATGTTTAGTCATTATCTGTGTAACTATTTTTAATAATTCAGACTCCAAAGAACCCCCCTTGTAATAGTGTTTCCAAACGTCTTCGTTTTTATTTTTATCAATTATACTCCAAAACTCTTTACCTGACCCTGTTTTAAACAAATCTGAACCCCAAACTCTATCCATACCGAACATAGTTTCACCGGAACGTCCCATGGCTGATTGGCGGTGCCATTCGGGATTATAATAACCCCCCTCAATATTATCCACAATAATTTTAGTCATAGTTTCAAAATCGGACGATACCGCATCAGGACTTACATCAAGAACATCTTCATTATACCCTCCTTTGAAATCAATTTTTGATAGGTCAGCTTCTTCGAAACCTTCTTTAACTAATGTTGCATATAAATATTGTAAATCTTTCTGACTCATAACGCCACTCTCATCCAACGAAGTCTTTTTTTGGAAAGACGTAACAGCGTTTTCGGTTTCAGGGCCGAATAAACCGTCAATACCCCAAACAGGTAAAGAGTGACCTAAAAATTGAAGACCTATTTGCATCCTTTCCACATCTTCATCGTAAGGAATTCTACTACCTTTTCTACTTTGATTCGATAATTTTTTTTCGGTTTTTGCCAATTCTTTAAGTTTTATTAAAAACCCTGACTTATCGGCATTTTCAAGTAACTCATCCAAAACCTTTGAACTACCGTTACCGCCACCTCTTGAAAAATCGGGTGTAGATACTGTTGACCCCAAATAATCTTCAGGATTAACGTTTTTTCCATTTAGATAAAGTTCAAAATGTAAATGAGGTCCTTTTGAATTTCCTTTTCCTTTATCTTCTTCACCACCTCCAGTTAATGCAACAACTTGACCTTGTTTTACGACATCACCGATGGATACTTTAAATTCACTTACATGACAATATCTAGTTTTATAACCATCTCCGTGTTGTATCGCAAGCGTCCCACCACAGTTATTATTCTCAAAATCTGCAGATGTTACTTTTCCATCTGCCGGTGATTTTATTGGTGTTCCTGTTTTGGTTCCGTAATCTACACCTCCATGCTCTTTACCCCCTCTTTTACCATATCCACTAGTTATTACTAATTTATCTAATGGCGGTTGTAAAGTGGATTGGTTCTTATTTAAATCAGTTATATCTAGTTTAAAATCACCAGTCTTGTCCCAATACTTCTTTATATAATTAATAATTGTTTTACCTTCACTCGGTGGACGATTATTTGATACTTCACCATGACCAATTAATTGATTTAGAGAATAACCCAAAGATTTTACTAATTGTCTAACGGCTTCAGCTTGTCTTGGTAATTTACCTTTCGACATATCCTCATCGTGTCTTTTTTTAATGTCATCATCGTCTAAACCTACAACCTCAACACCTTCAGTATTACTATTAAAAACTTTTGGATTTCTTGAGTTGTTTCCTACGTGAGCACCTAAATTACCTTCCGGTAAAGTTCTATAAATTTTACCATCGACATCAACAACCCACTGTACACCCAATATGTAAGGTCTTTTGGGAGTAGGAGTATTCAAAACATTAACAACACCTTCTGCAGTTCCGAGTCCTGCCGTGTGATGAACCATAAAATACTCCCTCTTTGGAAGTTTTGCTCTTCTGTATTTAGATAAACTAGAAATATCTGACACCTCAATCTCAACCAATAGAGACTCCTTCAATGAAAGTCCCTTATCCAATCTTTCTTTTTTGAAACTAAACAATTTCTCAATATGTCCACTTCTTCTCAAGTATTTAAACACAAGATTTTCATAAGACATTTCACCACCCTTCTCTAAACCAATTTTTCTATATTCTTTTAATTTGGTTTTAAGGTTATCAATAATTTTTTTGGATTTTTGTAGGTCTTTTTCTTCTTCGGCGGACTCAAGAATTTTATCTATTTTTTCTGTCCATTGGTCTATCTTCTTTTTAAGGACCGACTTGTTAATTTCAAATTTTTCTTTTTTTGGTTTTTCTATCCAATCATTTGAAATTAAAGAATAAACACCTGTTGAGGTATGTTCTTCATTTTCGTCTTGGGCGTAAAGTTCGACATCATACCCATATATTTTTATATTTTGGTCTGAGTTGAAAATTGTTTTTTTTAGTGTTAAAAGTTCCTTATAGAGGTCCAACTTGTTTTTGGGGAATTGTTCAAAATCTGCAATAATATGTAAATCAAAATCGGAATATTGTGACCAATTATAATTTGCCAATGACCCTGTTAAATGAACATCGGAAACAATTATATCCACATTTAGAAACTCAATAAATTCGTAAGCAATTTCCAAAAGTTTTTCTCTAACTTTTTGTGAAATAAAGTAGTTGTCACCCTTTACCTTAATCCAAATTTTACTGTTAAGTTCGTCCTGTAAATCAAAACTTTTTAAAATACCATTATTTTCCATCACATTATAAATATCCGTTTA